ATACTCACTATAACTAGTCCTGAGCCTAAAGCTTGCATAGCACTAGGCATTTTAAATCCACCTCCGCCACCGTCTTTGGATCCTTTATCCTTTGACTGCGCTTTTAGCAATCCTTTAATATCTAGTAATAGCCTAGTCTGTTTTTTCAGTTCTGAAAAATTATTACTAGCTGCTTTCTTTAAATCTACCGTTAAGACTGAATGAATTTGATCTATCTTTTCATTCTGGTATTCTATAATATTTGCTAATCTTTGTAGTGGTGCTAATAAAGCCTTCATTTAGGAGTCTAATCTATATTTTTTATATTCCTATCTTATATATCAAAGATTCCATCATCGTAATGATGGAATCTTCATATTTGGAATCTTCATGTTTGGAATCTTCATTTTGCTCATCATGTCCCCAGATTGTTCCTGTTGACCTTCGTTCGCAGCATTCTGTTTCTTAATAAATTCAGCTAAATCTTTTACTAAATAATGAAATTCGTAATATTCCATTGATTCTAATTCAGAAGGCTGAATATGTAGTTCTTTATATATGTAAAACTTCGTTTTAAAGAAGTTCTCCAGCGATATCTTGAACAATGAAAAGAGACTTGATCCCGTCGCGAAACCCAATTGGGACGACCTCCCACTCGTCCCCAATCTGTACTTCCATGTCAGGCTGAATACCGATTTTCATCTGTTCCGCCAGCTTATAGATTAAGCTATATTTTTTGTTAGACCATCCATTCATTTCAATTTCGAATTTAAAAATACTCTTGTCATCAAATCCTCTCCATTCGCTTACTAAGTAAGGCATAACTTGAAGGACTGATTGATCAATTGATTCTCCTTTTTCTTGACGATCTTTAATATAAGACGTCATACGTTGCATGATACCAATTGTTGGTGGTTTCATTGTAATTGTTCCAAAAGATTTAGTTTCAATTAAAAAAGCACAAGCTTCTTTATCGTAATATTTATCTAAAGTATCTGGGACACTGAAATATTTAAAGTTTTCTTTTTTAACTTCAACCTCGTGCTTTTTACCTTTTTTATCTTTGTGTTGTACTGTTAATTTAGATTCGGGCTCTGGGAAAGTTAAATCTCTAATTGCTAAAATTAAATAAAATCTGTCTTCTTCACAAAGATCTTTATAAGACATTCTTTGTTTTTGAGAAGTTACTCTAATACAAGATTCTATCATTGAATTTAGTTTTTCATCGACGTCTAATATATTATTTTCGTCAATACTTGAGAAGTGTCTAATTTCAGCAACTTTAGCTGAACGTATGCTTATCTCAGTTTTTTCAGGATAAAACATACCGGCTGAAGGCAGGTTAGAAACATTAACATCATGATATCCTAAAACAACATCAGCGTCTTGCGCTTTATCTTGTTTAAATCGATCCATGTTAACTTTTCCTAAATTTTGTGGTTCTTCAACAGGTTGTTCTTTGTTTTCAACGATTTTTTGATATTCATCGTCTAAGTTTAAATCATTTTGATCTGCCATTGTTATTTCTTTTTAAGTTTTTTAATACTATCTTTATTCCATTCTAATATTGAATCACTTTTTAATTCAATTTCTTTTCTAATTATATCTCTAATAAAAGCTGAAACAGAAACTGGTCTCTCTCCATTTTCAATCGCGGCGCTTAATATTATTCTATTTATAGATGTCACTTCGTCTTCTGAAAGAAGAACTTGTAATTTTTTTGTTAGTTTATCCATTTTATAGTTATTATTATATCAACATATTATGTTTTTGTTTCATAAAAAAAGGGAATTCCCTTAAGAATTCCCCTATTTTAAAAATTCGATTATGCTAGAACTTCTTTCCAAGTGTCACATCTCCAACCTACTTCTAATGTAGCCGGTGATGCTTCTTCATACGATAATTCATTCGTAAATGGAAGTCCTGAAGTAATAAAGCAATCTTCTAAAGTTACTGTTCTGTAGATGTCTCCAGCTCTATTGAACTGTACGATAACAATAGTTCCAACGTAATCTTTCTTTAATCCCATAGCTCCAGTTTGTGGATCATATTGATTATTGTACCATTGTCTCATTGACTTATATAAATATGCTTGATTAGCATCATTTAAGTTTAATGAGAAGTTGATCGTTACGTCGACTGTTGTTGCGTCTGGCATACCAGCGTAAGAACGTGTAGAAAATTTGTATTTCTGTTCTTGTGCTGCTACTTCTTTGTATAAATCTAAACCTCCAATAGAGTTTATGTGTTGCAACATTAAAGGTGCATCAGATACTCCAGCTGGTGGTAAAACAGTTACTTCAAACAAGTTTCCTTGTACTGGTTCGAACTGTCTACCTGATCTAGATGTTTGGTCTTGTGAATAATGTGGTAAAGCCATTTTATATTATTTTCTTTTTTTATATATCTTAATTAAAATTTCCAGATTCGATTTCACCTGTATTTAGGATTGTAGTTCTATGTACAACTATTTCTAATCCTTTAACTGGCTCAACATAAGTATCAATGATACCAACATTATTATCGATTACATCGTCAGTGTTGTTTGTTTGATCCATAATATTCTTGAATGCATAAACTCCACCGTCAGACTTAACTCCTTCCATAAATGAATCTGCTAAAGTCTTAATTTCTAATCTTGTTTGTGTATTGTTAAATTCGAAAACGTAATCTTTTAAGATGTTAGCAATACCTTCTTGTATGTAAATTAAAGCTTCTCTAACGTGAGCTGAAGAAAGCGCTGATTTTACAGATTGTTGTGCTGTTTTATTTCCTAAGATTGTTAATCCAACTCCTCTTTGGAATACGATTGGATTAATTCCGAATGGTTCTAATATATCTCTATCAGATTTGTCAAATGCATATTCTACTCCTTTAACTCCTGATCCTCCTACAACTCCTCTTCTTGGACCTGCGATGATTGACCATGGTGTTGCGTTTGTAAATTTATCCATGTAGTTATTAGATACATACGCAGCTGGTGGAACGATTAAATCTTTTCCATTATCTGAAACAATTAAACCTGGTCCGTAGTAGAATGCGTAATTTGCTCCTGCTGTAATTCCTGGTAAAGAATATAAAGATGTTGGATTTAAATCTAAATTACCTCCTGTTTCTATATGTTCAACTTTGAATATTCCTTCTGAATCCTTGAATGAAGGATTAGATGAAGCTTTAAAGTCTGAAACTAAAGGTGCATTAAGTATAGCTGATGCGTTTTGTCTGTCTTTTGCTAAAGATGCTAATTCATTTTTGTTTTGTAATCCATTTACATCGAAAGATCCAAATGTATCTACAACATATCTAAAATCAATAACGTCTTTATCAACTAAAGCAGCGTGTAATCCATTTCCTCCTTTTACAGCGGCTAAAGCGTCTTGAATTTCTTTAGAACTTAATTGAGCTCCTGATAAAGCAAATGGCTTATATACTGAAGATGCATCTTCGAAAGAAGAAACAACTTGATTTCCCCATGTTAAAGAAACCGGTACGTCACAGTATACTGCGTATTTTGAATCGTTTAATTTAGAAACTCTTAAAACTCTTGCTAATCTTCCTGAAAGAGCTGGAACAAAATTTCCAGGTACAATTGAGAAAGAAGCTTGAGGTGCTGAGTAAGTTACAGTAAACATAGATCCAGCAGCTTCATAAGTTGCTCCTCCAAAATCTTCTGAAGCAACTCTTCCGTTTGCTACATGATAAAAATCGATTTCAGTTGCAGTTGTATATGATGTTGCTACATCAGCTTCACATATAATATCAAAATCTACAGTTGCGAAAACCTCTTCTACCATAACATCTGTTAATGCAGTTGCAGCGACTCCGGCTGCTGTAAGATCTCCATCATCTATATTTTGTTGAGTTGCTAATACTTCAGCTGCGGCTGTTTGATTTACTGCTGATGCTGAAACTGAAGTTACTTTTACGTATTCTCCAGATGCTGATGCATTTAAGAAATCTAAAGAATCTGCTGTTGCATTTGCGTATTCAGTTGCTAATACATTTACTAATTCTAATTTATTAGGGGTTGCTATGTTAATACTAGCAGTTGCTCCTGTTAAATCAACAGTATGTTCTGTTGTAACTCCTTGTTTTACAATGTATGATAATAATTCATAATCTTGATCAGCGTCAAATGTATGTCCAACTAAATCAATTTTAGTTCCATTTTCATTAGTTACTTGTTCTTCATCAATTGCACAGAATAAACCTGTTCTTCTTGATTCAGCGTTAATCATTGATTCAACATATAAGTTTCTTCCTTCTAAATCTTTAAATCCTGGGATTAAAGATCCACTGTATTGAGCTTCTAAAGTAACTTGTCTTAAATTAGAAAAGTTTGCTAATGATCCTTTTATTAAACCATCTGCATTAAAGTATGATCCGTATACTGGATCAGCTGACATAGTTGCAGCATCAAAGTTTCCTTTGAATACAAAAACGTCTACCATAAAATCAGAAATAAGATCAAAGTCATTTAAATATTCAGGTACATTACCTTCTCCATACCATTCTCTAGCTGGAATATCAAATGCTTTAGTGCTTTGTGCTTTTCTTACAAAAACTGTAATAGCTGATTGTTTAATGTTTACAAAATTAATTAATGAATTTCCATCAGCTAGTGCCGATGTAGATAAAGCGTTTAAAACTCTAGAATCAGATGGTGTCATGAATTTATCCATATCGAAGAAATCAGTATAATCTGATGTTCCTTCTTTTGAAGATAATGAATGAACCGATCCATTAGATACTGGTAATGCGTATGATGCTTTATCGCTAGAATCGAAACTTGAAGCGTTTAACGCTAAAATTGGTCCTCTAGATAAAGCCTCAATTGCTGATCTGTGGAAAAACATTCCTTTTTTCTCTAATTTTCTGTCGATAGATCCAAATACATTTGAAAATTCTTCAACAGTTGAAATTAAAACTGGTGTATTGTAAGGTCCCTTTCTTGAGTGACCTACTACTAATCTAAGTGTTTCAACATTAAGGTTTGCAGTCACTGACTTGTCAAACTCTAACCTATATACTCCACTTGATTTAAATTGCAATAATTGCGGACTTAGTGCCATAGTATTATATTTTTTATTTTTTTCTTTTATTATATATCTAAATTATTCGTGGGAATATTATAATAAGTCATAAATATCATATTGTAAATCTCCCTGTGAATCTGCGTCTCGATACAAGACCTTTTCCATTAATTTTACTTTTTCAGGGTCAATAACATCAAGTAATTCTTCAATGTAATCTGCATAATCTGTTGTTCCAAAAAATTCAGTTGCAGTTATTGCTGTCATTATGATATCATCATGTCCCATTTGAGCTCCATAGCTTCCGTTTCTTAATACTCCAAAAAGACTTGCTTCCTGTACGGTTTCTATGTCGTTTATTTTTATACGATTTAATTCTATTTGTTTTTTAAAGTTTTGACAAAATACTGATTTGTTGTCGCTCTTTAATCTTATACCAGGTTTTAATGTTCTTGCATCATGTCTATGTTTAAATCTTAATATCATTTCATCTTCAAAATCATTACGACCTGCAAAAACAGTTCTTAGATATTGTAATAGTATAGAACCGTATGTATTATATTCTATAATCATTTTTGTATTTTCTGAATTAAATATATCAACTGCTAAAGTATACAATATTTTAGCAAAGTCTTCAATAGGATGTTCATTACTTCTAAAAACTCCAACTTGATTTAATCTAAAGAAATCATACATTGCATCGGGGCTAACGAAGTTTTCAATATGTTGATCTTCCATTGGTTCTACTTCAAAAATATTAATTACAGAATAATCTCCTCCATTTCCTTCAGCAATATCCACTGAGAACATATAATATTTTTGACTGTTTGATGCTTCTTCAACATCGAAATCAGGATCAAATCCTAAAAATCCTTTTGTATCTATATGAATATTATCAAATTCTTCAAAATCATACCATTTCATTGGTTTTGCATTTTGTCTAATAACTTTCATTGTCCCTGGGCTTAATAGAAGGGTAGATGAACTTGTAAATTCATTACCATATTGTCTATTAAAAGCTTCTTCAGAACCTAAATTACCTAATTCTCTTTTAAACCATGCATCATCTCTGTCAGGGTGTTGCCACCAATCAATTCTTGTTGGAGTATATTCGTTGTTTCCTTTTTCTGCCTCTGAATATATTTCATAAAACTTGTTAAATCCATTTGGAGTTGAAGTAATATTAATACGTGAAATTTTAGAAGCCGAAAGTGTAGGATATACGTTTTCATAAAAAGAATCTACAATAGTTGGATGAACGTGTGCAAACTCATCAAGATATAAATTATGAATTGTAAAACCAATACCTGATTTTGCAGTAGTTGATTGACCTACTAAACGACATCCATTATCAGCACGAACATTCATAACATCATACTTAATAATTCCGGGTTTCATAAAGAATGGTAAATTCTCCAATACTACTTTTGCTTTATCTATAATTTCTTTTGTTGATTCTGATTTATTAGCCAATAGTAGTGTAGTTTTATCATAGTTAAATGTTAAATACCATGCATTAAAAATACTGGCTGTTACGGTTTTACCCATTTGTCTGGATGCCAAAACAATATTAAACCTTTCATTTTGAAAGTTTCTTAGCATTTCTTTTTGATAATCTCTAAGTTTTACCTGTTGAATACCTTCATCTGTCATTACAACTGCGTACTTTTCAGCAAAATAAACAATATCACCTGCACATTTTGCAAGTTCTGCAATCTCAGCTTCAGTATATTCAAATACAATATTACCTCTGCGTAAAAACTGTTTTCCTTCGTAGAAAGGCATAGGTACCTGTGGTCTATATCCCTGATCTAAAGCTAACATTAATTCATTAATTGATTTTGTTGACCAAATTAATTTATTAGCTTCATCAGAAGATTGGCCTTTCGGAATCCATCTATTATCTCCTACGTAATCGCTCATTATTCTTCTGTAATTTCTGCGTCTTCTATCTGATCATCTGATAGTTTTGCGTTCTGAATTATTTTCATTAAATCTTTTGTACCACGCTGTACCGTATCGCCAACTGGCGCACCACCTGATGCTTCAGTTATAACTCTATCAGTATCACGCTTTTTATACAATTCAATGTCTCTCGCTATCCTCTTTGCACCCTCTTCAGCCGCCATTAAGTACATAGTCTGAGACTTAATAATATCTAACATTGATTTTTGTAAGGTTGCTAATACTTCAAACATTCTTGGAGCTATTTCTCCATCTTCGATTGTTTCAAGCAATGTTGTTAGCGCCCTTTCACCAGCTTGTAATTGATAAATTAACGAAGACATTGTCATTTCATCAATTTTCTTTTTAGCTTGAATATATTCGTCTTTTTCTATAATATCTTCATCAAGATAAAACTTCATTAAAGACGTAATAGTTTTCTGCGCTTTTTTAGAAGAATTTACTTTTAGTTCTCCATAAGTTGGAAGCGCTGGTAAATCTCTTTTTGCTGGTAGTTCTGGATCTGTTTCAATAGATTCTTGAATTGGATCGTTATTTCCTATTAAATCATCAAGTTCTTTTCTGATGTCTTCTGCCTGAGATTTAATACTTTTCTTATTATCTTTTGACATATTTATATGTTTTATTATAGATTATTTATCCTAATTTTATTACCTAGCGTTTCTAAATCGCTGATAACCTAAACTTGGAATTGAATTATCTATAATGATTGATAGTTGATTATCTCTAACAACATATTGGTTTAACACATTACTATGTTGTTCTAATTCTATTGTTTTTGTAAATATTCTAATATTTGTCATATAAGAAGAATTTCCTCTTAAATGATAATTAGATTTTGAATCCCATATCAATGGTTGGCCGTGCTCAATTATTTCACTATATACTTGTTGTAAATTATTACTACTGTCTTGTGGTAAACCGCTATTTATTGTGTTTACGTTTTGATCTAATTTATATAAAGAAAGAGATGATTGTAAGAATTCATTATTAATATTTAATACAATACCATACCATTCTCCTTTTACTAATGTCGTTCCATGAGTATATGTATGTTCTACATCATCTATTTTCATTTTAAATTCAGATTGATTCATTCTTAATTTAAAACCTGATATTGCAGATAGATCTCCAAAGAGAAGATAATCATCAGTTGATGTTTCACTAAATTGAGGAGAGAACCAAAGCGTAAGGGCCATGTTGTCTTCTGATTTTAACTTAGATTCTACTGAATATTCAACAGCGATTCTAGTTGGATCAACTTTATCTAAATCGTAAAAGTTTTTACTAACAACAGTCCATCTATTCTTTAAATCGTAATCTTTAATTTTAAGATTTTTATCTATAAAGGTTCTAATACCGTCCCTATATGCGGTTGATACTGTTTGAAATTGTTGTGGATTTGTATCTTTTTCTTGCTCTTCTTTTTGTCTTTCTCCAAATATTTCTTCAACACCTGTTGTTAAATTATCAGTATCTACTTCAAATTGATTTTTATTAACTGAAGTTCTTTCTTGATACTTAACTAACTTTACTCTCCAATATGATTGAGCGTGATTAAATTCATCCGCAAGACTTATTGAATTAATTTCATACATTCTATTAATTAATGGAATATACATATAATCCTTGTTTCTAGGTGATTTTCCTTCGCCAAACACTGTTTCAAATTCAGAAGCGACAATATGTACCTCAAATTCTGCAAATTCCATACCGAAGATATCGTATGTTGCTCCTTCTTCTGGAAATTCGTTGTCTGGTACTAATATTTTTACATTTTGTTTATCAACTACATTGAATAAAGAGTATTCCATTAAATGAACATCCTCTGTTCTCATATCTGGTTCTGTTCTAAAATATTGTACTGAGTGTCCAAATATATTACTTGCCATTCCGACAAGTTGTTTATAAACATTAGTTGATTTATTTAAATTATATGGATTAAATAAATTATCATCGCATCCAACATCAATATTTGCACATCCATTCATTGCGAAAGGATCTGTACACTCTACACAAAATTGAGGACATGATTCAATAGTACCTTGATCTGTTTCTAATGTATAAGTTATTGATATTATTGAGATCGTACTTCCACTTGTTAGTGCAGCGACTTCAGCTTTAACATCGATCCACAATGGTTTTGCTGGATTAAAATTTAATCCTAAAAGATCTACAAACCCTGTTGTATTATTTAAAGCTCTCCATTCTGAAAATTCAGAATTTGTGTATGAAAATCTATATTCATAATCAAAGTAATTATTAGCATTTGCTGGAATATAAAATTCTAGTTCACTTGTTTCAAATTCTATTGGAACTGTGACATCTAATTCTATAGGTGTTGTTATTGTTGCGATTTCAAGTTCAGTGTTACCGATGATGATTTTATCTCCCGGCGAAAACTGACTAAAATTAGTAAGATTTCCATATACTTTAGTAGATCCTATGGATGTAGATACAGTACCTACTGTTTTATAGTTTTGTACACCTGCTACAATTTCCCAATCTAAAACCTTTACGGTATTATAATATGGTGTTTGTAGAGAAGCAATTAAAAAGTCTCCGTATTCGCTTGCTGTATATCCTGTAACCATTATTCTTCTAAATTTTCTTTTACTGTGTCTTCTGGCTTATATCTTTCGCCAGCAATCCATGCAGCAACAAATCCCGTTAATGATGCAAAATACATTGATAAATCGGTAAGACTAGAAGAATACCATATCGCTGAAGAACCGGCAATAAGCCATAAAGCAACTATCGCGTATATCATAACTTCTCTTCTTGATCTGGGGCCTGGTTTAAATATTCCAGTTTTTTTACTAGGTCTTCTAGTTTCAGCCCATATATATGTTGCACTATATGCTGTTAAAGAACCAAAATATACCGCTAGATCTGACAGACTTGCACCTTTATAAGTAGCAAAAACTCCCATTACAACCCAAAGAAAAACTATAATATAAATTAAAGCTTCTCTTTTTCCAAAATTACCAAGTATTTTCATTAAGAAAGATCTTATTTTATCTATATATTCTATAAAATAAGGGTGGTTTATTACCAATATTTAATTATTAATAATTCCTATAACTGAATTTGCAGTTTTAGGACTTAATTGATATCCACTACATGTTAATCCTATTGTACTGTAATTAGATCCTGATTCAACGTTAAACATTATACCGCCATCAGACGAATTATATTCATCAAAAATAAACATAAGTTCATAAAGTTCTTGAAACATTTTATCCTTAATAGTTCCGTTAATTCCGCTACCACATGTTACTGCGATTACATAATTACGTCTTCCACCTGGATTAAAATTTGCTCTACCCTCTATTTCTCCACCAATTGTTGATCTCATTGTACCAGAGTATCCACCAGCGGCAGGGGCTGAAGATTTATCAACTTCATACTCCTTATATTTTTTAACCACCTTTTCGATTTGAAAGGCTAATAAAGCAGCATTACGACCTATAAAAATATCGTAACTATCTTGTTCTTTACCTCCTTGTACATTAAGGTGCTCTTTATAACTAGGCAATTTACCTGTTTTTGCAAGAGACTTCATCGCATCTAAAGTTTTTAAATAACTATCTCCCCATTTATCATAGGCGATTTGTGCTAATTCTACCTTTTCCTTAGCCTTTGCTTTAATTCCTTTTTTACCAAATGCTAACGCTTCGTTAATTGTAGCAAATTGTTCAAATAATCTTACTTTTTTCATTATTAATATTATTTTATTTACTTTATATATCTTAATAATCTGTAACAATAGATACTAAAGGATCGTCTTTTTCTGTTTTAGGATCAATCATATCCATTATTGTTGTTATTAATGGTATTGGGTCTGCCCCCTTAAGGTCAGAGATGTCTTTATCTATTTCGCTAGTTATCCATAAATCTAAGGTATCTAATAGCTGTATTAAATGCATCCTTGAATAAGGAACGTCTTCTTCTAATATGTGTAACTTTTCAAATATATTGTTTACTTCTAATAGTTCATCATTATCGTATAGCTCATATAATTTAAATGTCATAGATAGAACTTTAAAATCAAATTTAAGAAGCTTATCTCCTTCAATTTCTAGAAGTCTACTAAAGCTTTTATCATAACTCTTATTAAATCTTATAAATTTTAAATCTGTAAGATCTTTACACATCATATAAATAAAATATGGTGAATGTACATTTTTATGTAAAAAGTCAGATCCTACTGATTTAACTTTATTAATCATAGGCATATACAAGTTTTCTAATAGAGAAATGATTTGAGATGCAGAAACTATTACAGAATCTTCATTAACTTCCATATAATCTAGATTGTTTTTAATTTCAACCCAAAGCCTATTGTCAAAGTGATTATATTTATGTAGAGTAACGTCGACTGACGTTATTTGAATACTTTTATCCATTGTAAATCTTTTAATATACTGTAATCGATCTATCTATCGATTCTAATTTAGTATAAAGTTCTTCTTTTGCGAATTTTTCAAGTTCTTTAAATTCTCGCTTTCCTATTTCGTTTTTATCGATAAAAACTCTAATAGCTTCTTCACTTGGTATATATTGTGATTTACTCGTAGGCTTTTTCTTAGCCGTCTTTTTAGTTCTGGTATAAATCCAACCAGGAACTCCTTTAAATCTACTAGCAACTAGTGACCAACTATCAATTACTGCTATTGGATTTATTCCATTGATATTAAATAATTGTGCGTTTGACGGAAACTTTATTGCAAAGAAACGATTGATCATAAAATGATGTCTTTTCTTATTGTGGTTTTTTATTTCAGCATATTGTTTTTTCTTTGTAAACATTATTTTTACAAAGTCAAATAGTTTAGTTTCGTCTAGCATATTAGAATAACTCTTTAGTTATTTTACTATTATCTGTTTGTTTTGTTTCAGGGGTTTTTAATCCGGCAAAAGGATCAAATCCACCGGGAGCTGATGTTCCCTTTTTCTGCAACCAATTAGTTCCTTCAAGTATAATTTCCATCTTAGTTAATTTATTAAACGTAGGCTCAATAGTAAAATCAGCTTCAATTGCTTTATAAATTTGTTTTTGAATAGGATCAGGGATTGTATTAAAATGTAATAACATTAAATCTAGATTTTGATTAAATCTTGGTTTAATTTCTTTATGGTCTGATTTACCTATAACTCTATATATAATATCGACTATAGAATCTACACTTTCTTTATTAAAGAATTGATCTATTGTAAAATCACCATGTTCTTTTTTATATTGATCTAATATTTTATATGCATTCTTTTCAGTAATAGAATAATTCATAATTTTACCTGACTTAGCAGTCTTAGTCCATGTGACTACACTTTGGATATTATCGCTTTTATCTCCTTGTAATATTTTAGAGAATATAAAATCATCACAGTTAACTTCTTCTATTTGAACTTTGTTTTTATTTACCCAATCAGATAGATCTTGTTTCATTCTGTCATGTAATACATTAGTTGAAGACATATTAAATAGCATATCTTCATTAGACATATTATCTGTTTTTCTTTCATTAAGTACGTCTTCGAAACCTTCAAATGCAATTAATTTACGTTTTGAATTATAGTACCATAAAGAATATGCATCAGTTGCTTTATTGTAATTTACAAGCTGTATAAGATCTCTATCACCTGTCCATACGATACAGTTTTTACCTTGATTATTTAACTGAGTAGACCAACCGAACAATACGTCATCTGCTTCTGCGCCATTAATTTGATGTATGATTACACCTTGTTTTGCAAGAATACTTTGAAATTCAGAGTATACATGAAAAACACCTTCCCAATTAACTGAATCGTCATGAGTACGTGTTCCTTTATATTGAGCATCTGGGAATAAATCTTTACGCCAAGATTTTGCATCAACTGCAACAACAACTTGATCTACAAATGCTGACATTTTACGTATTTCAGAAGCAAAGTCAATACATAATTTACGCATTAAACCTGCTTGACTATCTTGCGTTCCTAATAATTGTTGACCTTTTTTACGAGGAAGGACGAATAATCTACTGTGTAAAAAGTAATTACCGTCTATTAATAATGAATGTTTTCCTAATTTCATATTATATGTTTTTATTTTATACTACTAATATAACACTTTTTTGCGACATAAAAAAATTATTGTCTAACTATTTCTTGTAATTTGTATACACAACTTAATAATGTTATAACTTGATCTATTACAAGGTTTCTTTGTGCTTGGTGTTCTGCAACAACAACTGCAATTTGCGGTATGAATCTTGTTGCACTTTGTTTTTCAGATTGAATATATTGAATAAATTCTTCTCCTAGTGTTTGAAGTACATCATCAACTCTATTTGAATATTCACCAACTAAATATTGATAATTCTTAACTGGGTCTGTTTCATTGAAGATTAATTCAAAAACATCTTTATAAACTGAATTAAACTTTTTTACATCTTCAACATTAATTGAAGTTGTTCCTTGAGTTTTAAATCCTTGCAGTTTATTAAGAGTAGATCTTAAGTCAGGAAAATTACGACGGACAAATTCAACCAATGCTGGTTTTTCTATTGTCATTTCTTCTTTTCCACAAATATCATATACTCTTCTGATATATTTTTTTGTTAATTCACTTTCTTCTTCTTTATCAAAATCAAAGTTAATAACTTCGAAACGTGAAAGAATTGGATCTGGTAATTTATTGATATAATTACATGTTGCAATGAAGCGTGAATTAGATGCAAACGTTTCCATTGTCGCACGTAATGCTTTAAAGAATTGATCAGAGACACCATCGACCTCGTCTAGTATAACTACCTTAAATTTATCTCTATCATCTAGAATTGACATGGTTGAACAGAAGTCTGTAATTCTTGTACGTATAACATCAACTGAAGTATCTGTTGAGGCATTAATGTATAGGTAAGGAAGATCCCATTGCTGAACAATTGCCTTTGCTGTTGATGTTTTACCAGTTCCAGGAGAACCTGCGAAAAGCATGTTCTGTGTTAGACCATCTTTAAACTTATTCATTACTCTTTCTGGAAGAATTAAATCTGTTAAATCCTTTGGTCTATATTTTTCTGTAAATAATGCTTGAATCATCTAGTGTATATTTTAGTAATTATATCAAGAAATCACTAAATGTTTCAGTAATAAATACTATATGGCATATAATAAGAAATATCCTAATATAAAGAGAACTGGTGGACCTTATCCTAGGAATAGATTCGGTGTTCGCTACGACTCTATCTCTAAACAACAGCGTAGATTATTATTAGAACATCCTATACTCAAGGACCGTGCTCAGAGTGATCAGTTCTTACATATTATTTTTGAAGTATGCAGACACAGGCATGTTGATCGATTTGATAAATTTTATTATGATCTATCTACTGATTCTTTTGTAAATATGAGTGAATTAAAAGAAAACTACGATACTATTGATTGGGTATGTGCTATAAGCGGTAGAGATATCAGGTCTAATATAAATGATTTTAGTCCAAGTAATTTTATACATGAAGAATATTTAGATATATTAAATCCTAATTTTGTAGATGCTAGAATTGTAAAGTCTTCAGTTCTCTTTCAAAAACACGTAAAAAAACTCCTACTGAATCAACAGAAGGAGTTCTTAAAACTTGCTCGTAAAAATAGTAAATCCTAGATTAACTTTGAAAATTTATCTCTAATAGATAATCCTTCCGAAACCATTTGATCTGATTCCAATTTAGTAATTATCGAATTGTACTTTGTGTATAATTTTGTATTATGTAATTGCCAACTCGATTTACCTGCAATTTCCTCTGCTAATAAATCATTACCAACTTTTAAAGCTCTATAAATTAAAGATTCTTTTTGACTCTTTTCTTTATTTTCTTCATTGATGTTTGTAAACATCTCAGATATTAATGTATCAATCTGTTCTTCTAAAGCTTTCATATCTAACATTACCGTATCGAATGATTCTCCTAATTCAGATTTTTTCTTTTTAAAATCTTCTACTTTAGACTTTAATGACTCAATACTCTTTTTAATACCTTCTTTAGCGCTATCTGGAATTTCCTTGCCATCGCTTTCTCCAGTTTCTAATTTTTCTTCTGCATTTTTAATTTTTTTAGTAAGAGATTCTATTTGATCATCAAATGCTTTTTTCTTATCAGTGCTATCTGTTTCACCTGATACTTTTTTATCTTTGCCAGCAGCTGCATCCGCGTCTTTATCAGCTTTTTTTGCTTTTAAAGTTACTTTAGTTAATTTTTGTTTAGCATCTGAAAGGTCTTTCTTTGCACCTTCTTCATCTTCACCTTCAAGGCCTGCTATTTTAAGATTAATTTCTGCTATTTTAAGTCTAGCAGTTGCATTCTTTACAGGATCTTCGTCCTTTCCTGCGCCAGTAATTAAAGGCTTTCTTGCTTGTTTTAAAGCGCTAATTTTATCTGCTTTACTTTTTTCCTTATTTTTGTCTGCATCAGGTACATCTTCTTTCTTACCTTTTTGCTCTTTATCTACTGCTTTCTGAAGTTCTGCCTCATCTTCTTTACCGGGCTTTGAATCGTTATATGCTCTTTCATCTTCAGCAACAGCTAATTTTAATTTATTTATTTGATCTTTAATTGCTTTTTTCTGAGATGGAGATGCTTCACCTAAAGTAATTTTTAATATTTCCATCTTACCTGCTTTTTTCTCGGCAGATAAAGCATTTTTAACTACGCTTCCTTTTTTTCCATATTTATCATCAACTTGAGTTTGTAAGCTTGTCATAGTTTCTTTAGCAACCTCTAATTTAGCTGACATGGCATCTTTCTTTTTTCCAGCTTCAGCTGAAGCGATTGAATTTTTAACACCTGCTATTTTAACACCCATTGCATTTACTTTAGCCTGTGCTTTTCTAGCCTTAGGTGCAGTAACTTTCCAATCGTAAAATTTCTTAGCTCCTACTCCTAATGCAGCAATTCCACCAAGTGCTGCAGCTCCTGCAACATCTAGTGAATCTTCATTTAATGATAGGTCTTCAGTTAATTCACCTGCTAATGTTTCAAGTGAAGTCATAATATGATCTATATCACTAATCATATCTGTTCTATTTCCTGTTTCGATATTTACGTCTGATGATACTGTTGGTTCAACAGATGCTATAGGTTCAGATACAGTTGGTGTTGGGTTTAATTCTTCATTAATAACCTCTAACCATTTTTCAAATTTATCCATTTCTTGTTATTTTGATTTATATACTATATATCAACAAAAAAAGGGAAGCATTGCTGCTTCCCTTTCTTAAAATATTTGGTTGGTTGAATTAACCAATCAATTTAGAATTATACTAAGTTGATTAAGTTAGTCCAAGCACCGTCAATTGAGAATTGTACGTATTGAGTTTCTGCATGGAATCCAGCTTCAACTAATGCGAATCTTGACTTAACCGCAATTTTAGGAGCCATAGTTCCTTCAGCGATAGCTTGTACTGATTCTGCCATTAAGTAAGGCATGAATACTAATCCAGGACCGTTTCCGTCTCCTTTTCTACCAACAGATACTGAGTAATCTCCCCATGCCATTGTTGGATCAGTGTAAACATTGATTCCAGCAACAGATCCTAATGGATAGATAGCTCCAGCTGATTGAGAGAATGTATTAGACATTGGGTTAGCTACGAATCCAGCGATTGACTGTAATACTGTAGCAACTTGTGGTCCAACAACAGCAAAGTTACCTGCTCCTCTTCTTCCTCTGTTAGCGATTAAGTTAGCAGCAGCTAAAACTTGAGTTAAGATTGATCTGTGTGCAGATGCAACAGTATCTCCTCCAGTTAATGCAGATGCTTGAGGTAAAGTAATATCGAAACCTCCAGCAGTAAATGCTTCAGTAACGTTTTTAGTACCTAAAGTTCTAACTTCACTTAAGATGTATTGGTTAATAGACTGTGTTAATTCGTTAGTTAATACTGACTCAACTTGAGCAACAGCGTCAACACCGTATTGTTTTAAGTCTTGGATTTGCTCTCTAGTAACTGCAGCAGCAACTTGGAAAGTTTCAGCAGCAATTGATTTAGAGAATAAAGATAATCCCATGATTTTGTCATTAGTAGATTCACCCTCTTTTCTTGAGTATGGTGATCCATCAGCTTTTCCAGAGAATCCTGGAATGTGATCTTCTAATGCTTTTACTAATTCAGCGTCTGCGTATCTAGCAGCAATGTTTGCTTCACCAACAGCTAATGCATCAACAACTTCGATGATGTTTTTTCCGTCGATTCTAGATTCTCCAACTTTAACATCAGTACCTGCAGCAGCATCTGAAGTTTTGATGTAAGTAGGTGCAACACCATTATCTAATCTACCACCTTCGTAAGTAAAGTCTAAGTAAGATAATAATCCCATTGGTCCAGCCATAGGAACTACAGGTACTAAATCTAAACCTACAGTTTGTGCAGCAACTTGCATTGCTAAAGGTAATAATGAAGGAGCTTTATCTCCTGATCCTAAATCTGCAGAGTTTGGGTTTGCAGGTAATTTTGCAGCTCCCATACCAGCTAAATTCATAGATGGATCTAAAGACATAATGTTTGCGTCTTCGTATAATTTGTGGTTGTGACAGTAAGTCGACATCCATGCTAATTTCTCAGCGTCGTTGATTCCTGTAGCAGATTCGATGATCGGTGACCATGTTGCTCTAACTTCAGACTCGTTAATTAAATTTGCCATTTTTGTTATATTATTTTTTTTTAATGGTTTTTATTATTGTTTTCGATTGTCTTTCAGTTTTTTGCTTCTTAACTGATAATCGATTATGTTCATACTATATATCTATAATAATTTATTAAAAAATGAGTTTTTTCATTTTTTCATTTTTTTAATAAAAAAGATTAGAAAACTATTGCTAGTCTTCTAATCTTCTATTTTAATAAATTAAATTTGATTATTTGTTAAATCTACTCTTAAGTTGTAATGCAATTGATTCTGTATCGTATCCAATTGTTGGTTTAACTTCTTTCTTCTCGTTGATAGCTACTTTTTCCATAACGGTTGTAACTTCTCTAAGATCTCTAGTTTGCCAGAAATTTGCAACTTGATATGGTGTGTTTAACGTGAAGTATTTAGATTGAGATAAAATTTCATTCTTTTTAGCTTCTGATAAACCTGACCATGCATCTGAATATTCTGCTGGCATCATTGAAATCACATTAGGTGTAGATTTTGATGGTGCATCAGTAATTAATGCGTTTTGCCATAATCCTAAGATTTGACCTTCTGTTAAAAATCCTCTACCTTCTACCGCGTTTAATACTTTAGATTGATCTTCTTCGTTTAATTCGTTAAACTCGTTTCTTGAGCTTTCAGAAATAAAGTTAAAGAATCCTGGTGTATTAGATTTATTTTCAGTTGTTTTATTAATTAAAGATTGTAACTTTTCAGTTATTTCATTTTTGTAAGTTTGAAGCTCGTTAGATTCTTCAACTTCTTCAGTCTCTTCAACTTCTTCCTCTTTAACTGCTTCAGTTTCTGTAGATTCATGGAATTCTTGATCTTCTTCTTCAGTTTCTTCAACTGCTTCTACCTCTTCAGTTTCTTCAACCGCTTTAGTTTCTTCAACTTCTTCAGTTTCTTCAACTTCTTCAGTTTCTTCAACTGCTTTAGTTTCTTCAACTTCTTCAGTTTCTTCAACTGCTTCAGTTTCTTCAACTGCTTCAGTTTCTTCTGAGATTTCTTCTCCTTCAGCATCTCCTTCACCGTCAAGCTCTAAATCAGCTTCTACGTTTTCTGGCTCTTCAACGTCGTTTGCTACTTCTTTAGCGTCGTTTTCGTCTTCGATTTCTTCAACTTCTTTACCAGCTTCAGCTTCTTCTGAGATTTCCTCTCCTTCAGCGTCTCCTTCACCTTCAAGTTCTAGATCTTTTTCAACATCTTTAACTTCAGCTCCATGTTCTAATTCGTTTTCTTCAGCATCAACTGTAGGTTCAGTAACATCCTTTGCATCGTTTTCATCTTCGATTTCTTCAACTTCTTTACCAGCTTCATCTTCTAAAATTAAATTGGTATTTACAGTTTCAGCAACGTATTCTGCGTATTCTGTAACTTTTTCTAAGTTTTCTTTTAAATAGTCGATATACTTTAATAAACCTTCGTGAGTTGTTGCTCCTTCGTTATAAGATTCTGCTAAGTAGTTAGTGTACTCTTTAATTGAATCAACACCTTCAGCGATATGCTCAGAGTATTGAATTGATTGATCTAATTTTTCTGCAATACTTTCTGTGTATTGGATTGATTGATCCGTTTTTGTTGCTAATTCTTCGGCTGTATTAATAGACTGATCTAATTTTTCTGCTAAATATCCAGCATATTCTTTTAGATTTTCTATTTCTGTATCATTGCCATTTTCTTTAGCAGCTGCCATAGATTCTTTAATACTTTTCATTTCTTCAGAAAGATATTGTGAGTATTTATTAAAATCTTCAACAGTGATAAATTTAGATTCTGCCATTGTTTCTGTTTGTTTATTTTCGATTTTTGTTGTTTCTTCGTTTAAATTTGAGCTTCCACCGATTTCATAGATTAAAATATCAGAGTTGTTTTCAAATCCAAAAGATTCGTTAACTCTCTTTAATTCTGCGTTTTCAAATCCAGGATCTGCAACTAAATCATAAGTGAATAGTTGTTTGATCTTTACTTTACCATTAGATTCTACAGCACCAGCGGCTCTTGAAGAAATTTGAAGTGGTACTCCAGCATCAACAAGTGCTTTAGCTTGACGACCAGCGTCAGTATCTAATAATCTAATACGTCCTTTAATTTGCTTATTTGCTTCATCGTATGTTATTTCTTCAATAATGTGTGATACATTCTTTAAAGAAACGTCAAAATTTTGTGGATGATCTAATTCACCTAAAAGTTTAGATGCTTTGATTTTATCTTGTAATGATTCGATCTGTGGTAGATACTCTTCAGCAGTGTAAATACGGTTGTTTCTATTCTTCGTATCTAATTCGCCAAAAACTCCTTCTAATACATATACTCCGTTTTCTTCTTTAAATTCTAAACCCGAAGCAGATCTTTCTAAGATTAATAAGTCAGTTTTGCTCATTTTATTATTTTATTATATTTGTATTATATATCTTTATTAAAAAGTGTGATTTTTAAAAAATTAATTTTTTTAAATATCTGCTAAAGGATCTTCCTCTCCACCTTCTTCTTCTTTTTTCTCTTCTTCTTCCTCTTCAGTTTCTTTCGCTGTAATTTCTTCTAAATATTCGTTATACATTACAACTAAATTTTGCATATCTGCTTCAGTAAAAGCTGTATTACCATACTGATCGAAAAAATATTCTTTAAATTCCTTTTCAGTCTCAGAACTAACTATTGCTCCGATAATTTCTTGAGATTTAAGTTCAATCCCATCGTCTGTTGAAAAATCATCAATTTTAATATCAGAATCAGGTGTAACCGTTTTTGCGTCTTCGGCTATAAAATCTTCGTATAATCTTACTTTTTTCATTTTATTAATTTATTTTTATTATATATCCTCTTTACATTCCAGCGTCCATTGGGTCAACTTCAGGTTCTTCTGCATCTTTAGCAGCCTTTCTTGCTTTATAAGCTGCATTAGCTGCTTTATCATCTGGACTTAGTTTTAAATATCTATCAACTAAGAAGTCTGAATCAAAGTAGTAATCTTCTTCCATTGTTTCTGGGTTTGTTTCAACTAGAGAATCTTTTACAGAACTAATAAATTCTACTCTACGTTCCATGATTTCCATTTGTTTTAATTCAGCAAACATATTCTCTTCAAGGAATTGTAGAGATATTTGTGTTTTAAACGATGCATCATTTTCAAATTCAGGAAATTTTAAACACATTTGAATGTATAATGGTTTAACTAAAATTTCTTGGAATGTAGATCTTAAACGTTTAATAAATTTACCAAACTTGATCTCATCTCTAATCATACCATCGGCAGCTAAATTGAAATCTCCACCACCATCTTCATACATGAATCTATTAAATGGTATTTTAGAAACCATTTTTAATTTATCTGAGAAATATTTAAGAGCCTCTGTATCTGATAATTCAGGACCTTCTCCTCCTAGTGTTTCAATCTCCGGCTGTTCTCCATCTTTCGAAGGTAACCAATATTCTTTATTAAATTGTAACATTGGTTTACCGTCAGTATGCATACTTCCAGATTCCCAATCAAAATCTACAACTTCTTTATAGTTATTCATTAACTGAGCAAGTGATTGTTTTGCTCTTGTTTTAGATTTACCACCAACTGGGATTATAAATTTCATTCTATAAGAAGAATTAGTAACAGCCCAGATTACTCTAGTGTGTTCCATAATTCTCATTAAATTAAATGACCTTATAAGTCTCTCTAAGTAACTTACTCTCGAGGCTGTGGTAATTGATGAATAAGAAATATAAATGATCTGAGAGTCATATAGAACTCTCTCTTTAACTGGATCGTCTTTAAATTGAGTCCATACTTTCTTACCATCCGTTTTATTATATCCTGGAATTAATGTTATAGGATCAATTTCTTTAAATCCAATAATTTGAGTTTGCTCAGGGTTATAAACTATTTCAAAAGAAAGATAACCATCAACTAAGAACTTTCTATAAAAGTACCATGCCGATTGGTCTTGATTAAATCCAAAATATTGATAAATATCTCGATATGCTTTTTGTAAATATTTTTCAACTTCTTCACTAACATCCATTCCTATAAGTTCAGGAGTTGCAAAAAAGTTTTTATTATCATAAACAACTGATTCATCACAAAGAATATCTAAAATATCTTCGATTTCATCATACGTTGAAAATGCTCTTAATTCATTACGCTTACTTTCGTAATTTTGATCGAAGAACGGTATATTCTTACGCATTGTTGTATCAGACATTGAAAGAGCTGCAAACGCTCCATACATATCATCTGAGTCTACTCCCATTTGGTTTATTTGACCAAAACCTATTGCGTCTTCAATCGGACCTATTGCCTGTGATTGCCTAAGTACTAAATCATCATAATACATACCAAAAGAGCTTAGCTTTTTTAGCTGATCTCTCAGTGTAAATGATTTCTTGTTGTAGCTTAATGGTCCATTTCTATCTACGAATCCTGCCATTATAATATAATATTAATTTTGTTTATATATTCTTTTTTTATTTCTTAGAAAACAATCTTCTAATTTGTTTCATTGTAACACCATTTAAATCAATAAAATCACATAGTGCTATCTCTGGCCATTTAGAATAACTAACAACTGCTTGTTTTTGTTTTCTACTTGGTTTATATTGTCTGATTGCAAAATCACATCCGGATCTTTGTAAATACGATTTCATACCGTCGTACGTTATTCTTAATCCTCCTTGTGTTTTTGCGTTATAATATTTTACACCTGTTGAATTACTTTTTATTTGACCTTGTACCCTGCTATATAGATCATCTAATAAATCTTCTTTAACTCTAATTGGTAATAAATTTAAATTAACTCCTAAATCGTTGTTATTATCTAATTGTTCTAAAGCGAGTACTACTGGGTTTTTGTCGAAAAATTCGAGATCTGGTGTAATAGGGTCATATTCAAATATGTATATTTTTCCAGGTTCAAATCTATTTCTAACATAAGCTGCTTCTTTTACACTTTTATTACTAACACCATCATTAAACCATTTCTCAGCAGCCTTTCTGGCAGCTCTTTTACTACCAGCGCTTTTTGTTAATTCTCTTATTTGTTTTTTAACGTAGCCCATTTAATATAGTGTCTTCTGTTAATACTATAAAGTTCCAGTTACGACCTTCACAATATTCTTTAGCAGCATTGTATTTATCCATGTTTTTAACATACTGCTCTGCCAGAAATTTATAAGATTTTATAGCTTTTTTTGAATTTTTCTTAGGAGGTTCTGGTTTTTGAATTTGTGCCTTTGGTTTAATTTCAACTAAATATTCTTTATTAGAATTATCCTGTTGTTTTTGTTTAAAATAAAAATCAGGATAATATTTACGTGCCTTATTATCTTGTCTCGACCAATATTTAATTTCAACAGGCTCACTTGACCAATTTAATACTTTATCATTCATGTCACACCAAATACAGAATTTGCGCTCCCATGAGCTTCTGTATATAATCGGAGTTGGTCCGATATATTTCTCAGGAAAGTTAGGGATAAAATAACCTTGATTAAATCCTGAGTTTTTAGTTGGTTTAACATTCTTTATTGACATGTTATATTGTATAGATTCCAGACTGTTCTCCTCCTTTATCAGATCCATATCCATCAATTGATATAGTTCCTTTATATTTTTGTGGATGAATTTTATTCCATCCTTTAGCGTATCCTCTTTTTGCAATTTCTGTAAAATACGCAAATGCATTAGGATATTTAGGGTTAAAGTTTCTCCAATATTTAAGAAGGTCTAAAATAGCAAATTGAAGACAGTCATGTCTATCATCTTCGTTAACATATCGCATCTTATTTATTGCCTTTTCAGCAAGTAGAAGTAACATCTTCTCTGCTGTTGGAGTAAGTGTGTCTTGTTCTTTTGAAAGACTCATTTCTGCATGAAAATCTTTATTGTTAAGGTAGTTCTTTTTACGTGGCACTGTTTATAATTTAATTTATTTAAAGGTTATACAGTAAAAATGCAATTTGTTTATTAATAAAAAAAGGGAACTTTCGTTCCCTTAATTAGAGTAATATGTAATTCTTAATTACTTCTTTAACTCTGCAATTTTATTTTTCCAATCTAATATTTCTTTTGTAATAAGTATATCAGCTGCTTTTATTTCAGAAATTGATTTATCAGCCTCTGCTAATAAACCTCTTTGATCTTTTAAAAATGATACTATATCTTCGTATGATTCTATTTTTGCGTTTATGTCTGCTATTGTTTTAGATTCTCCTTCTAATAAATCTAATAAAAAAGAAGATGCGTCTAATTTAGTTTCTTCAGAGACTATATTAAGTGCTGTATTTGCAGAATCTGCTTTAAAAAATCTTGCAATTTTTGTTTCTGAATTAAATCTAGAAACATATACACTTTCGTTTATTTTAAATAAATCAACATTTATATTTTTATTATTAAATGAAGCTACAAAATCTAAAACTATAAAGTTTTCAATTAAATTTGGTAAAGATTCAAATAAATCAGATTTATTCTTATTATTATACCTTACTAAACCTGCTTGTAGAACGTGGTTTGTGAAAGAACCATTTATTTCAATTCCATTGACCTTAAAGATGTTTTCTTTAATCAGATATTCAAATTGAGAAGATCCATTATACCAGTTTATTTTATTAGTTAAAAATTCAAACGACTCAAATGCATTAATCGCATTTTTTAAAGTATTACTTATGTGTTCAGTTTCTGTTAGAATATCATTATTTAATTCAAAAGTTCTACCATTAATATAAAATGTTGAAGAATTTTTGTCTTTAAAAAATGGAGATAATATATTTGTTTTCATCGCTTGTTTGTTTTTTAATAAGTGACATTACTATTAGAATGCCCTACAACATACCAAGAGTCTTGATAATATTTAATACTTATTGCTCCTCCTGCTAAAATCTCAATTGACTGAGGTCCTTCAAAATTAGAAGTATCTATTTGAATAGTACCGTTTGCTGCTATAATAACCGATTCTTGTCCTATTGTTCCAGGGGAAAGAACAAGCGGTGATTGTTGTTGATTTGCGTCAATAATCAATGGTGTTGAATTAGAACTTCCAGCGTTTGGAATGTATCTATCACTTGCGTTAAACGAAGTGTCTGCTGCAAAATTGCTATTATTTTGAGATGGCTTAGATGTTAATGTAGAATCTATAACCATTGTAGTATCTCCTCTGTTTGTTGCTATTGTTTCATCTTCTAAACTTCCTTTTGAAACTACCGAAGATACAATTTCAAACATTCTATTACCAACATGCGTTTCTGAATCAAATTCAAAAGCAGGTATAAATGAATTTACTACGATTGGAAATGTTATTTTATATTTATCTTTATCATCAAAAGTAAAATCAATTGGATTTTGTATTTCAAAATCTTCAGGAATTGCATAATATGAATTTAATCTATATGTTGCCTCGTCTAAATGACCAACCTCAACATTAAAGGTATTAGACTTATATAAAGTCTTAACCATCATTTCAGTTATTTTAAAAGCATCTAATGTAGAGCTAACTAAAATCTCAATATCAAATGAAAGCTCTATAGGAATCATTTCAAATTCAGATTGATAACCTTCCATAGCGCCTTCGCTATTCATTTTAGTATAGCTTCCAACATTACGTTTATTTACTAAACTGCCTGAATCAATAGCCATTCCCGTTACTCTTGCAACTCCTCTTGGAACAACATCATAATTACCATCGGCAAACCCTACATCAGGGTGACAATCAGGTCCAGACGCTGTAGAAAATAAAAAATTATCTCTTAAAAATTGATCATCCCCTGTTATTGAATAATAAAAAGGAACATCAATTGCCTTACGGGTATTTGAATCTACTTGTCTGTAGAAATATAGCTTATTATTTAAGTCTGCTAATAAGCCTATGATTAAATGTCTAACGACACTGTCGTCTGAATTGTATTTTAAATTGTATGAAGCCATATTAATTTTTATTCTATAGCTTCTATCTCAAATTTAGAGAAGCCATTTTCTCTATATATTTGTATTTTTTTATCAAATAATTCATGTGGAAGAACTGAGTGATTAATTACAAATGTATTAATCTTGCTCTCTTTGATTACTTGACTTAATATTTTAAGAATATTATGAACCCCATCTGCATCTACTGAACTTAATAATTCATCTAAGAATAACAGATTTAATTGTGGAAATCTTAATTTTAATATTTTAATGATTGCAATAATAACAATAAAGTCTGCTTTTTTACGCTCGCCTGTCGATAATGTTAGTGGGTTGATGTCTTCTCCTAAGTGATTTATAATACAATCAAACTTATCGTTGAATCTAATATGAAACGGAAGGTGCATTGTTTGGGCCATTGCCGCTATGTTTGTATTTAGCCCTGGTAATATTGTTTGAATTGCCAAGTTTTTTACACCATCTTCACCTAATATTTCTTCTATATTTTCTAAAAAATAATAATCACTATTAACTTTAGACTGTGATGTTGTTTTTTCAGATTCTTGAGATTCAAACCCTTTAATTAATTCTTTCATGTGTGGAAAATTACCCTCACTGTCAATAGAATCTTTAATAGTAATTAACTCTTTTTTGAGATTTAATATATTTGTATTTATTGAAGCAACTTTTTCTCGAACCTGATCGTTTTTTTGATTCATTAAAAATATTTTATCTTTAATATCTAAAACATCTTTATTGGCATCTGCAATTTTATTAGGTAAATCTGATATTAAAGCTTCTAATTCTTTTTTTCTATCTTCATGAAAATCAGAAGTTAAAGGAGCCGTACAAGTTGGACATGAATTACTTTCATAAAGGCTTAATTTCTTTTTAAGTTCTTTTAATTCATATTCAAGATCTGATTTATCTTGAGTAGCGCTTTGATTTACTAAATTTAAATCCTTAATAGAGTTTGATATTTTAGTTTGTGCATCAACTAATTTATCTTTATTATCTCCATATTTTTTTAGAGTATTTTTTAATTCTTGAATTTTAGCTTTATCTTTTTTATTAGATTCAGCTAGCATTTCATTAAGTTTCATATTAACTGAAGTAATATTTTCAGTTAATTGTTTTAATTCTCTATCATAAACATCTAATTCAACTTTTAAACTTTTACGCTGTTCTTTGATTTGACGTTGCATATCATTAAGAATAGAAAATCCAAACATTCTATCTATGATTTGCTTTTTATCATTATTTGTCATTGTTAAAAAAGATTTAAAATCATTAACTGACAATATAATAATATTTTTAAATACATGGTATGGAATTCCAAATATTTCTTCTTCTAAATATTCTTGAACTGATCTTTTACCAGCTTTATCAAATTCAACTCCATTTAATTTAACTTCAAATTTATTAGGAGCTAATCCTCTTTCTATTGAAACTTCATTAGTTCCACATAATAAATTAACCTTTACCCAAAGTTCTTTATTAATTCTATTTGGCAGATCTGCCATTTTAACTCCTTCGACTTTACCATATAACGCAAAAACAATCGCATTCGCAATAGTAGTTTTACCGTGGCCATTTTTACCTAGTGTTAAAAATAACTCTGAAGATTCATCTTCAAATTCTAAACGTTGAATTGAATTTCCATAACTTGCAAAATTCTTAAATTCTATAGATTGGATTCTCATTTGTCGTTATCGTAATTATACGCACATAAATCATGCAGCTTCTTTATTCTATCTTTGATCTGTAATTTTGTTTCATCATCATGAGTCATTCCGTCGATATACATATTACACAAATGTAAAATGTTGTAATTTTTATACATATCTTCGATCTCATCCATGTCATACATGTCTTTATCTATAAACGTATCTTGTTCATATATGTTTGGTTCTATTTTACGAGCACCTTCTTGTATTTTATTAATTAATTTAGATAAAGAATTAGATGCTGCGATATAAGATGGAACAAATAGATCTACAAAATTATTTTCAATCTCATTTTTAAATTCACCTAAAGGTACATTATATAGACTTGTAAGATACTTCTTAATAAATTTAGGTGATCTAGTATTTTCAAAGAAAGTCTCGCTCATGTCACTTAAATCAACGAGGTCAAATCCTTTTTCGTTGTTTGCATCAGATCTAGTTAATTGATATGGAACGCCAACCATTCTTAATTTACCTTTACGTTGTCTATAGTGTATATGACCTGAAAAAACCGCTTCATAATTATCATAAGAATTTGCTTCAACTCCGTGATGATTTGTTACTTTAGAATTTAATTTAATACCTCTAACTTCAGAGTGACAAAAAACTATATTTGTATGTGGATATTTTGCTAGAGTTTCTACTTAATGTTCTGTGTCTCTTCTCCATGGCATTAATAAAACTTTTTTATTAGCCCATTTAAACTCTTTAGGTTCTTTATATATTGCTACATTTGGAATCCATTTTAAACTATCAATTGAAGTTACTTCATTGCTCTTCTTTGCCCATATATCATGATTTCCACATATCACATGGGTTGGTAGAATTTCTCCAACTCTTTCAAAAAAATCAACAGCATAATTTAATACCTTTAAATTTATACTTTGACGATTGTCAAACGCGTCTCCAACTTGAACTAATATATCTCCTTCCTTTACATTTTCTTTTAAAGTAGGTATAAATACATTTTCATAAAAGTCTTTTTGAATATCGAGCCACTCCGTAGAATTAGAGCGAACACCTAAGTGCATATCTCCTAATATCCAAATCCTTTTAACGGGTTTGTTTAAGATTTTAGGGTCAATCATATTAGAATAATCTATTTATGTTTTTTCTTTGTAAAATATTAGTTCTTTCGTCTAATTGTTCAATTAGTTCTTCTTTAAATTTATTACCAAGAGATTGGTAAAATCTATTAGGATTAATGTTAAAATAATCGCATAGCTCTGAGAAAACCTCTATTAAAGAGTGTGTATCTCTTGTTTCATCACTAATATATCCATATACTTCGTTGATGTCTATCTTTTTTAATTTAACTGTTTGTTGAAATTCATCAATATTGTTAAAGTGTTTAAATCTAGATTTGATTATTAACTCATGAATAGTATCGGCAATAATTCTAGTTTCAATTTTATCTTCCTCTGATCTATTATCTACCATGTGTGGTGCTAGATTAAAAGTCATTGAAGTGTCAAATTCATATTCCGTTTCTTCAAACGTATTGTCGAATATTTTATCTCTTTTAGTTCTTCCCATTATAAACTGTGTATGTTTGAATTAGTTACCTCGTCGGTTTCAGTAAGTCTCATATAACCATAATTAATATGAAGTTTACATTTAGTTCCTTTACCTTCACCGTCCCTGATTTTCAGGATTTTAAGCCAATATTCTTGGCTTGCTCGCATTAAATCGTCTTGGATAATACCAAGCATCATATCAGCAGTGTGTGAAAGACCTGCAGATTCTGCAACGTCTCCCATTCCAATATCACTGGAATTATAATTATTTCTATTAATCTGAGTCGCTGTTACAATTAACCATCCATTACGTACTCCCATTGCTCTTAAATCTTCAGCGATTTGCTTAATCTTTAAGTACATGTTTTCTGAATTTAGATTTCTGTAATTTGCTAAGATGTTAATGTAATCAATAACAACACAGCCTAATTTTATTTTTCTTTCTTCTTCTATTTGTTTTAAATATGCTTCAATATCTGGTACTGTTGCCTGTGACGTTGGAAATTGTCTTACAAATAATTGACCAGGTGGAGTTAAACCATCACCAACTGTTTCAATCTTACGCTTCATGAGATCTCTATTTTTAGCTTTCTCATCGTAATCATTCATTTCAATAGTAAGAAGATTAGCTCCAATACGTTTCATTACTTTATGAGCTGCCATTTCCGCTGAAACAAACGCGGTATTTACTCCCATCTTTACAAAACTCGCAGCATCATTCGCTAGGAATATAGATTTACCGATATTTTGTTCTCCAACATAAACAACTAAAGAACCATCTTTATCATAACCACCGTTTAAAACTCTATCTAAGAAGTGATAACCGCTACTTACTTTCTGTCTTTCTTCATCCCAGTGATCATCCGGATTAAAGAAATCTAATCCTAAATCAGAATTAAATACAATAGCATTTCTATCGTTTATAAGTCCTTTTACTTTAGAAACTATACTGTCTACATTTTCAGGAGTAACTTCAGTTGTTTTAACGTATTCGATAGTATCAATAAGAGTATTATCAAAATTACGCCATTTAATCCAAGATTCTGCAGTTGATGTTAACCATTCTTCGTCGTATTCTGCTAAATCAACAGAGTATATTATTTCTATTAAATCAACATCAACTCTATTTTTAAATTTAGAATCAGATATAAGTAATGTCATCTGATCTAATGATGGACACTCGTGGAATTTATTATGAAATTTCTTAGCTATAGCGTGTAAAATATCTATTTCATCAGATTCATAAAATCCCTTTTGTATTTTATCTAAATATTTTGGTTTAGAAAGTGATAATTTAAAGAATATTTTTTCAAAATTTTCGCCGAATTTCATACGTGTTTATTTTTATATAGGTTATAGTGTAATTTACTGATTTGTTTCTTTTATTCTACACCAATAAATCCTTGACCTACTGACCACGGCTCTTGTCCCCATATATTAATCGCAATTGCTCCTCTTACTCCTTCAGTTACAGTATCAACACAATGTGCTACCTCACCTGGATTAAAAATTACTAATCTATTTGGTCTTGTTTTAATACGATCAGGTGTGTTGCTTTCTCCATCAGTATATACCAATAGATCTCCTCCTTTAAAATCAAATCCTGGAGGGTAATATACACATCCTAGTATTGGAAACATTCTTTCTCCTGTTTTTTCTCTTAAATGAACATCATCATCGTAATGCATTTCTAAATAATTTCTTCTACCATCTTCAAGGGCTGTTTGTAGACCAGTCCAATATTCAAAACCGTCAACCTCTAAGTTTAGTTTAAGCGGAAAGTTATCACCCCAAATATATTGGGCTAATCTTTGTTTTGTATTAACGGCGTCTTTAGACCACCATCCTTTCCAGTATTTATAGTCTCCAGTAGGTACAAAAAATGATTCTCCTTCTCTTGCTATTGTGTTTAATAAATCTTGATCTTGTATAAAATCGTCAAATACTGCTATCATATATATGGGTTTATTTTTATTTCGTAAGTTTCTTTTCCTTTTTCAAATTTAATTTGCTCTAAAAGTCCTAATTGAATTCCTCTTTTAAGACCTTCTTCTGCGTTCTCATGATTACCTTTAGAATGGTATTTCATCAAAGCATGCTTCGTGAATGTTTCCTTTTGTCTATCGGGACGTCTAACCGCTTCGTTAATAAATATGTATAAAATATCGAAAGCATCAGGAAACGCTTCGAGTTTATCCTGAATGCCTAAAATATATTTTATAGGCAATTTATCTTCTAATATTTTATGAACGTTAGCTTTCATTAATCCTCTTGTAACATTTCTTCTACATCTAAACTTGCCGCTTCTGAGTTATAGTTAAATATAGGTTGGATATGTTCTTCAATTCTTTCAAGAACTTCTTGAGTAAATACTTTTTCTGTGAAGAATTCTTTGTTAGGAACTGCATAATCTAAGTGCTCACAAATCCAGCCTCTTGCAGTTGCTTTAGGAACTTTCTTTCCTTTCTCAATAGTTCCTCTTGTTATTCCACAAATATCCCAAGTTGCATATTGCTCTAATCCAACGTATGGATTCATACCTTCACTAAAGTTTAGATGAAATTTAATAGGTGTTGGTTTTGCAAATCTATTTTTTGAAGGTTTTGCAGTTACAATAATACCTACTTTATCTGCTCCGTCTTTTAACTGTGCTTTGTTCAACATCAATACAATAGATGCAGCATACTCTGGACCTGTTCCTCCTCCTGCGATTTGCATTGGAATAAAAGATTGAGATTGATATGTGTGGTTTGTAAATATAAATGGAATCTTTAAATCAGCTAATGGTGTCATAATAATTCTAAAGATAGACTTAAGAATTTTAGAACGTGTCATATCTGATTTTTCACTACCTGATGCAGCATCTGCGATTTCTTTAGCTGTTGCTAAATTACCGGCAGAATCAAGAATAATCATAAGCTTAGGTATTTCTCCACCTTTTCTTTTGATTTCTTGCATCTTTTGAGTAATTGTTGTAATAGAAGTTCTAAAATCTTGAACAGTATTCATTGGTTGATAATTTACTTTAGTAATATCAATACCAAATTTAATCATTTGTTCTTTATCTACAGCTGCTTCACTATCATAGTATATTACATTATATCCCATGTTAATTGCTTCTCTAACTGAGTTTAATGTAAGGAATGTTTTACCAGTTCCTGAAGGACCTGCAACTGAACTTGATCTATTGTTAGGCCATCCTCCAAATAGAGAACCACTAACACATGCATTTAGGTGATAGTTTCCTGTATGAATCCATTCAGTAACTTCACTAAAATTAGATTGATCCATAACAGAACCTAGTGGATTTAATTCCGCTAGTTCTTTATTTAAATCATCGAATGTAAAATCTTTTTTAGCCATTGTTTTTATTTTTATTATCTTTTATACGCATTTTATCAAGAGTTTCAATTAAGTCATGCGTTTCATCTTGAATTTCTGCCATTTGAGCTTTTAAAATTTTAAGCCTCATGTGGAGTTTCTGATACTCTTGTACTTGTTTTAACTGTTCTGTCGTTAAATTTTCTGTTAATTTTTTAGGATCCATAATTTTCTAAATCTTGAAATATTGTTACTTGATTAGGGTCTTTAATCGCTTCTTTCTTTTTTGAGTCTTCAATTTTATTAATTAAAGATCTTATAGAAGTACCCAACTCCATATTGTTTGGAGTGTTTTTCGTAATGCTAGCGATAGTCTCGTAAAAGTTTGCTTGATGTTTCATATTAAAATAATGATGTTGAATAAATTAAATTTCTGTTTAAAGTCTGAAGACCTACTGCCTTCAATACTCTATTTAAAGGGTCTATTACGCTTTTTTCAAATTGTAGTTCATAATCAACCTCAGGCGCAATTTCATAAGGATGATCTCCTGGTAAATAAGCAAACATATCGCACGATAAATGCTTACAGTGATATAACTTTAATTTCTCACCATTACCTATCATTTTATATTTGTTTTTATATTTAGGAGATTGATTCATTAAGAAATTATAAAATCCTGCTGCTTTAACATTAGGTGGACACTTTAATCCTATTTGAAATTCAATAGTATCATCTACGATATATTTTTCAATATTATTTGTTCTTTTATTAAATGCTATTTGGTCTATATCTGCTAATTTAAATTCTTTCTTACCTTTCTTTAAATAATCTACTAGCTTTTTAAGAAGATCTGCTGTTGGTTTTTCAGAAAGAACTATTTTTAAAGCATCAGTTAGATGTTTACGTGCAAGTGCCGGTGTTGAAGATTGGATTGTATCAAAACCAATTGTTTTAATTTTTTTAAGAGAATCATATCTATCAGAAACGTCTAATCGATCTTCCCATGCAATATTTTGTAAATATTTCTTTTTTGCTAACCATATACCTGAATATGCAATTGATTCTAATTCAAAGAATAAAAAGTTTTTTGTATTAGTAACATCTGCATATTTTTGCATACATTTTGTAATATAATCTCTAAGTCTAAACGTATATAAATCCATAATAAACTTATCAATAGGAGGTTTTGATTCTCCTAACCATTCAATAGACTCATACATTTCTTCAAACTGAACATAGCAAGAATCTGTGTCAATATAAACTACGGATGGTCTTACTAATTTATTTTTAATACTAATATTAAAGTGTTCATGAACTACTGTATCTTTTGGCCAAAATTCTTGAAAATATTTATTTAATATTTTTTCAGAATATAGAATGGCACTTTGGCCTTGTAATGTAATTGATTCTGCTATTTCAATATCGAAAAAGTGAAACCATTTATTACCAAAGGCACCATAAATCGAGTTTAGTGTTACTTTAACTGCCTGTTCGTACGCTGTGTATTTTGCAGACATTGTTTGATAATGATCAATCAATGTTTCAGTTTCTTGAACACTAAGCTCGCTTTCTGGTTTATCAATAAGTTCCTGTATCTCTATCATTTAATATTATTCAGCAGTTGAACATGTTGCAATAGTTAATAATGTTTCAGAATCGTTAGATTTTAAAACAACTCTATTATCTAATACGTTTGCTGTATAATCTTCTTTGTCTAAAAGATTTAAATATTTTTTGAATAATGTAACTTTACCTGAAGAATCTCCATCATAATCAGGAGTCACTAGCATATTGTATGTGTTTCCAGTTAGCTTAACACCTTTTCCATTCGCTTCAATAGAAAAAGTTTCTTCTTTATCTAATCCAAATAGAGATCTTACTTTATTTAACGTAGTGTAATCCATGTCAAATTTATAATTTGCATCTTCTACGTTAAAGATAGTTTGAATCTGAGCATCTGTAAGATCTTTATATCCTAAAGAAGGCTCTGAACATGCTAAAGTAATTTCAAGCTCATCATTATAGATTCTAAAGCTAGTTGCAACAAAGTCATCTTCATTTTCAATAAACTCTAATTCACCTTGAATAGAATCATACTCAAATTGCTTAAAAGCATCTGTTAATTTTTGAGCATCAAAGAAAGCAACTTTAAGTTCTTTATCTGTTGATATTGAATCTTCTTCAACTTGAAAAACTTGACCGATTGGTAATCTGTGGTGTTTTACCGCATCTCTTTGAGGTAAATAAGCCGAAGCCTGAACTACACCATTTTTAATCTTGAAATAAACGAAAGTATCGATAACTTTAAGTCTATTGATGAAGTTGATAAAATTAGTTTGATCAACTTTGTTAATTGTAATTTTCATGATATTTATTTTTTAGTAACTTATTTGAGTATTATAAGCAAAATAAGTAAAAAGTTTCAAAAATAAAAAAACCAGGATTGAAGTCCTGGTTTAGTGTAGTTTGGCGGTAAAATATTAAAATTTAATAATTTTATTTATTTTTTATAGGTGTTAGTAAATGATTCAAAGGTGTGCACGTATTTGAATGAACTCTTAACTTCATTTTCATTAATACCATCACCTGTATAACTCCATTTTATACCTTTACCTTTAACATCGTAACCTAATAAACAATACATTCCTTTTACAAAACCTTCAAAGAATACAGCAGAACCCATTTCTTCTAGATCTTCAGCATATTGTCTTGCATCAGCATCTTCAATTGCTTGTAACTTAGTACCGTCTTCTTCATATGAAAATAAGATTCCTTTTTTAAATGTTAATGCGTCTCCAATGTATACCCATCCATCTTCATCTTCTACTTCTTTACCCATTTCGAATTGTTCGAATTGTTCTTTTCCATAAGCTAATGCTTCTTTTTCTGTTTTGAAGAAATCTACTCCTCCTTCGCCTTCGTTGTGATTAATCACGTAAAATACTTTTGCCATTTTTAAATTGTTTTTATTAATTTGTTAATCTATATATCTAATAAAAATGGGGTAAGAATAGTAGCGAACTTTTTCTTACCCCGTGCCGTTAACTAAAACGGTCCTAAAATCCAACCATATTTCAGGTTGGCTATTTCAGTTTTTTATCCGTCACAGCTTAAACAATCTGGGTCTATTGCTGATTGCGCAATATCTCCTCTTAATACTGATTCAGTTCTCATATAATACAAAGTTTTAATACCCTGTTCGTATGCTTCTAAATGAACTTGATTAATAAACTTAGGTTCTGCTTCCGTAGGAAATGCTAAATTTAATGAAACAGCCTGATCGACATATTGTTGTCTTATTCCACCTTGTCTTACAAGCTCTAATTGATTAATTTCTTTAAATGTTTTAAAAACATCTTTCATAGGGATATAATCTCCTTGTTTTTCAAGAGGTTCTTTTTCAATTTCTTTTTTAGTTAAAGGTTTTCCTAAACCTGATTCTAAATTTATTTTTGAACCAATATGTACTGAGTAATTATCTATCCAATCAAGTCCTTGAACTGATCCTCCATCTTTTAAAATTTGATCCCATGTCTTTTTTGTATTTTTACCAATACTATCAAGGCATTTTTCTAAAGTTTGATTCTTTCTAATAAAAGTTCCTTTAGCAGTTTGTTCTGTGAATACATTTGCTGCCCAAGGTTCAATACCTGGGGAAACGTTTCCAGCTAATTTAGAATTAGAAACTGTAGGTGCAATAGCCCTTAAGTGTGTGTTTCTCATTCCAGTCCCAACACACCATAGAGGTTCTCCCATTTCAGTTGCCATATCTCTTGATGCTCTTTCAGATTCAATCTTGATTTGTGAAAAAATCTTACGAGTTTCAAATTGTGCAGTTAAACCTTCAAATGGAATATTTCTATCTTGTAAATATGTATGCCATCCAAGAACTCCTAATCCTAATGCTCTACCTTTTTCAGCGGAACGAATTGAGTTTTCAAATCCACGCATATATTTTGCTTTTTGAATAAATTCTTCTAATACTCCATCTAAAAACCAAGTTGCAGTGTATATTAAATCAGTATCTTTCCATTCATCATATCTTGATAAATTAACAGATGAAAGGCAACATACAAAAGAATGGTTTTCGTCCGTGTGTAGTGTAATTTCAGAACAAATATTAGTCATGTAAACTTTTAATCCATTTTGCTTATATGCGTCTGGATTCATTCTGTTAATATTTCCTTTAAACATTATATATGGTTCTCCAGTTGCTCTTCTTTTTCTAATAACTGCCGTCCATCTTTTTCTTGCTTCTTTATCTCCTTCTTTTACTTTTTGCATGAAACCATCAGAAACAACAACGCATTGATGAAGATTTAAAGATTGTCTATTAACATCTCCCTTAGGTTCTCTAATTTCTAACCATTCCCAAAAATCTTTATGTTCAATATCTATATTAACTGATGCAGCTCCTCTTCTAACTGAACCTTGGTTAGTTGCGAGAATAGTTGAGTCATATACTTTACAAAAAGGAACTACACCGTCTGATGTTCCATTTCCTCGTATAGTTGCACCTGCTGGTCTAATTTGATTTATACCAATACCAACTCCACCTCCGTGTTTTGCTAACAACATCATCTCTAGATTCTTTGCACCAATGTCATGAATTGAATCGGCAACATCGATACCAAAACAAGATATTGGTAATCCTCTTTCAGTTCCAGTATTTGATAATACTGGGCTAGCTAAATTTAACCAACCTCTCCAAATATAATCATAAAATTTAGAAGCCATTTCAGGTTTTTGTAACCTTTTAGCAACTGTTGTTGCAACTCTCCAATATGCGTCTTTAGGCGTTTCTCCTTCTAATAAATATCCGTTGCTTATTGTTTTTACGTAAATTTCTGTGTTTGCCCATGTTGGAAAATCAACACCAAGTTCCCAACCTTGTGATTCTCCATAATTTGTTTTTTCGCTACTCATTTTTATATTGTTTTAGTCTTTTTAAAATAATTCGTCTTCGTCCCAGTTTTCATCTTCACCTGCTTTAGAATAATCTGTAGATCTTGTTGCAAAGAAATCAGTATGTGTTGTTCCACCTGTTAAGTGATAGAACCAATCTAATTCTGCTGCAGCATCTTCATCATATTCCATAAAAGGACCTTTTGTATATCCTAATTCTGCAATCTTTTCATTAGCTCTTTTTATAATAAATTGCTTTAGATCATTTGCTTTAAGATTCTCAAGATCTCCTTGTTCAAATATCATGTCTATGAATTTGTGTTCCATTTCAACCATTAATTTAGCTGCTTTAAGAACATCTTCTTTTACATCCTCCTGTAACTCAGGATATTCAGTTGCCATTTGTTTAAATAATTGACATCCCATTTTAGAATGTAGAGATTCATCTCTTACAGACCATTTCATTTGTTGTCCAATACCTTTTAATAAGTTTCTCATTTGAAAACTATATAAAACAGCGAAAGAACTGTATAGTGAAACTCCTTCAGCGAAAGCTGAAAAAATAGCAAGTGATCTAGCAACTTCTTTACGTGCTTTATCATCTTCTGCTAAGTTAGTGTGTGTATAATCGGCTGATGTAGAAGTTAATAATTCAAATTTTTCTGAAATAGCAGGTTCGTGTAAAAACGCAGCAAAATCTTCTAAACCTAATGTTTCATTTAAATAAGAGTATGCTGTTGCGTGAATAGTTTCTTGAGAACCAAACATCATTGCCATTTGTTTAATTTCATGTTTAGGAAACCATTTGGTTACCATTGTTGTCCAATAATCGCTCACTGCACATTCTGTTTGAGCAAAGCCTAAAAGAATATTCCCAACTAAATTCTTTTCTCCTTTTGTTAACTTTTCGTTCCAATCTTTAACATCTCCTTGCATTGATATTTCAGTGTGTAGCCAAAAAGCTTGCGCTTGTTTTAACCAACCTTCCGTATAATATTCAGGATATTCAAACGGTTTGAACTCTACTCTCTCTATAAATAAATTTGAATTTTCCATTTTTTTATTTTTTTTTGCTTACTGATTTAGACTAATAAAGGCCTTGTTAGGCCTTCATATCTATGATAATAGATTTTATATATCTATTTACATAGAGTCTGCAGGGCTTGTTGATAATTATATTATCTTAATCTTTTTTTAAGTTGATCAGCCTTAGTAAAATAATCATACGACATTTTTTTATATTGTTTCCTCTGAGAATATAAATCTGTTAATATCTTTTTAAGAATACTATCATCTTTTTTATAAACTACACCATTATCACAAACAATAACGTCTTTGTCTTTACGTCTTTCCGCAACCTCAGTCTTATATACCTGCTCTATATAAGCATCTGGCGAAATATTAAATTGTCTCATTATAGATGGGTATAGGGAAGCAAAGTCAAATGCACTTACACCTTCATAATATCCAACAATAGGTTCTTTAACAAATGCTCCGGCGTATTGAGAATTCTTTTCACTATCTTCTCTTCTTTCAGTTCCTATTCGCATTCCTTGTTCTGCTAACTTTCTTGCCATTAAAGATTCTGTGACTGCCACTGGAGAAGCTGCTTTATATAGCGGCATTCTTGTTATATTTGCAAGAGTTAAAAGAACTTCCATTGATTTTAACTTTTGATCAATATAGTATACCAGCACTGAATCGACCACGTTATAATAAATGTATTTAACGAAATTATCTCTATATAAATCCTGTAATGAGCCTGAGTATTTAATCTTCTTTACGTTTAATACTTGACCAGAAACATAATCAAGTGCATTAGATTCTTTTACTTTCACACTACGATCATATTTATCATATAACTGCATGTAATCTAAAATACCAATATGTAAAGGTCTAGAATCGTTTCTATCAACCTTCTTAGTCATACCTACCTCAGCAACATCTATTTGTAATCTTTTACATCTATTTACGATATATTGCCAGTCATAGTTTATGAAGTTCCAGCCAGTCATCATTGGAAATTTAGGTAAAAACTTCATTAAAAAAGTATATACCATATCATATTCTGTATTAAACTTATGATACTTAAATTCCCAATCCTGATCAAAGTCTTTGAAATACTCATTAGTATCATCATTGATCTTTTTAATTTTATCAGGAGCCATATCTTCCAGTCCTAATACAATTGCTTTACGTTCTGGTGTAATAATTGAGAATGATAAAATTCTACTTTTAGCTTCTTCAGCTTTAGGAAATCCATCTACAATTTCGGTTTCAATATCGACAAAATAGGTTTTAGGCATATTATATGCTAAAATTTCTTCTTTATCTTTTTCAGGTAATCCGTCTATAAAATAATTTAATGAAAATTTATTGAATTGTCTAGCGTTTCCTAATTTAACAGGCCTTCCATCCCAGTTTTTAAATTCAGTACTAACTCCTTTTTCTTTTTCATCACATATATACCAATTCTGGAATTGAGCAATTGGATATTGTTTATATGCTACTTTACCTTCAGTATCGTAATAGGAAACAATGACATCCCTATCTCTTTGTTCGATATCTAATATCATTAATAGTTATTTTTCTGACGGTTAACATTTTCTTCTGCTTTTGCGAAATAATAGTTATATGCTGTTTTAGCATCTAGCCCGATTGAAGCGGCGTAATTAATAAAGAAGTGTAGAATATCTACCCATTCCATATACAATTCTTTTTTGTCTCCTTCAGACATGTCAGAAATCTTTAATGTATCGTATTTTGTAAAGTCTTTTTTCCAGTATTTCCATACTGCATTTCCAGAACCATCTTTAATACCACCAAGAGCATCGGTCATTTCGTGAATTTCATCAACAACTGCATGTGTATTACAGTGCCAGAAATCCATAATTTCTCTAATTGTCATATCATCAAAGTTAAAACCATAAGTCTGCTCTTGCATCTTTTTTTGGTTTTCCATGATATCTGCTAAGTGTGTGTTTGACTGATCATAAAAGTCTTTTACTTCTAAGTCTTTACATTCGTTATCTATGTTTGCCATTACTTGTTTATTTTAAAGGTTATATCTAATCTGTTAAATATGTTTCTTAATTCTTTCTTCTGTCTTGCAATTAAATCATCCGAATAAGATGCTACTAATTTCTCAACATCCTTTGACGATTTTACATATAATTGATCACGCAATACAGGGTCTTGTATTAATTCCATTTCTGGATCGTATTCGATTTGGATCGCTGCCAAACAATCACTTGCCATAGTTTCATAAAAGCGGAATGTTGTCACATTATTTAAATGTTCATCATCTCCTAATATTAAACTTGCTTTACTTTTTGAAATAGTATCTAATAAAACTGAGTGTTCCATCTTTTTTGCAAAGGTCGTTGGAACTTTTTTAGTTTTATAACCTACTAATAAACTCTTTTCGCTATGTGGCATATACTTTCGAACTTGTTGTTCTCTAAAGGCTGCTCGATTATCTCCATAGTAAATGGCATCCCATTCTTTTTTAGGAGCATCAAAATCAAAAAGTGCGTTTGTTGTTTTTGTATTATTTAACTTATCAGCCATTCTGTGCTTAAACATATATGTAAACCAATCTAGTTTTTGCCAATTTTTAGGTGTTCTTCCTAAGAATTTACTAATGTCTTTACCTGGAAATAAATATGTTGCTTCCTCAATGATCTCGGACCACTCTGAGCTAAGATCTTGAAGTAGATTAAATCTTTTTAACTTATCCACTGGGTTTAAGAAATCGATCCGAGGATCATTTACTAAAACATATATTTTACCACCATATCCTGCAAGGGCTCTTGCAATTGGTTCAGTATGTTCTCCAACAACACCGCCAAAGAAATTAGCAGTACTTAATTGAATAAAAACTGCTTCATAAGAATTCCAATCAGTGTCAGCGTAGTTTTTATAGAAATCAAATTCTTCTGTATTTCTATTTTTTTTACCAATTAGATCAACGTCATATTTGTTTTCTTCTAAAAGCTTTTTAAAGTATGTTACCTCTAATCCTCTGTGGTTTTTACTATTGTACGTTAAGTTTGAAAATACTGACGTTATTGCTACTTTCATTTATATTTTTTTTATAGAATCTGAACTAAGGTACATTACTTTATCTAACTTTTCAAATTTTATATTCATAAATTCTTCATTGTAAAATTCAAAATAT